CTAGACAATATACACCTCTCGTTCTAATTGTATAGTTTTATTTAGACCCCATAAAAGGTCTTCTGGCCAGCGTCGGGGCCGACCGATCCATCTGGACTCTGAACCTCTAGGCGTGCCCAGTCGTATTTGAGCGTCACCGACAATTCAACTAGGTTGTCCTCACCGTATTGGAGCGAGTCTCCAAACTTAAGATCGCTAATGAACGAATTCCAAAGAGTCCATTTTTCAATTTCGTTGCCCTCGGCATCGAACTGAATAATGTAAACGGTGCCAATTGCGGCTGCAGCGCTAGCCTTGGACATAGTTTTAAGAGAGTTGGGGTCGCTCGGAGGATTATATCCACCAGAGGCCACCAAGTCTGCGAATGTAGCCGTCATGTCGGGCTTCACTGGATCGACCAGTGTTAAAGTAACCTCTTGCCATGTCACCGAGCCGGGATAGTAAAAAGTATGATTCAGATATTTGTGCTCTGCAGCGTTGATCTGAAAAGCCGGCTTTGCAACCGTCTTAGCATACCACATAGCACCGCCACCTTCGGGGGCATTAATGCCGGTAAACTCGACAATAAATCTAAATTGTCTTTTGGGATCTTTTAATGTATCTGCTGCTCCCTGTTGAGCAAAGTTTTGGGACCAAAATGCCATGGGTAAGAACTCCTATAATGTCTCTAGTTTAATTAGTGTGTTGGGAGAGTTTTTCTCTGCTTGTTTATTAATCATCGAAAGATGCTCCCGTATTCAACACCACAAAGTCAATTGCGATATATTCAATCGCCCGTGCCGGCTTCACCATGATCTTCGCATATAAGATATTCTGGTCAACAAGATCAGGAGTCGTGGTGGTGTCATCCAACACGAGACGATAATCTGTGATACCAAAATTAGTCTTAACTTGCGCCAAGAAAGGCTCTACCAAGGCAGTAAATCGATTCCAAGTCGATTGAACATTTTGCTCAAACAAAATCTTAGTCGAAAGGATGGAAATCTGCTTTTTAAGATATATGACGAGGCGCCGCACATTAATCCGATCAAGAGCGCTTTGACGCTCCTGTAGGGTCTTTTGTCCAAACACCACGATACCACTGGAAGGAAAGGAGGCGATAGGATTGATGCTAGCTTCGTAAAGCGTGTCTCGATCGCGGGAGATTAAGCGCTCGGTAACGGCCGTCACCGGAATACCAGCTGCACCATCCGAAAGTCCGCCGCGGTTAAATCCAGCAGGGGCAAACCATAAGAACGATCTCTTCTCCGAAGAGGCTAACACTCCTAACATAGCCACACTAGGCGGAACCCACAGAAGACGTCCTGAGTTCTCGTCGCGTGTCTGAACCCATGGATAGAAAGTGGCGCCATAACTCGAATCAATACGACGATCTTTCAGCGCTTTAGCTGCTTGCACCGGTGTAGTGCCAATGCGCTCTTTCTTGCTAGACTTATAAGCTTCCGCTGTCGGAATATAAACGTTCGGAAGGTCAATTAAAGCTAGCGCGTCGGCGCGCGCTTCACAAGTCCGAATAGCATGAGTAGTAAGAGCGTCGTTGGTGAGACCCGGCGTAACAAGAAGATTCATGTTTACAAACTCAGGATCGGCAACTGTATCAATCGCACGTTTGTAGGTGTGATAAACATAGCTGTTATCTTCTGTAGATGCGGCGCCCAGTGCGTCGTTGTAAACAGGATCGGGCTTCTTAATATTAAACCCATCGAAACCCCCGAAAAGAGGACATGTAAACCGGTTAATTCCTGCATCGAGCAAATCTGTATAGGCACCCGAAGTATAGGAGTTGCCGCGCGCACGAGAGCCAGAAGAATAGTACCATCCATCAGTACTCGAATCCTTAAGAACAATATTATCCATTGTGAAAACATAGGCATAGTCCTCAACACCGGTCGTAGCATACGGATTGGTTGCATTATAGCCTCCGCCCGCATCAAATCCAGAATAGAGAAGGCGGTGGAAATCAGCGATACTTGGATCGGGGGTCGTTCCATCTGCGTTGCGTGTAGTCTGCATTCCAAAATAGGCTTTAGTAAAATCTGCCATACCTCCATCCGAAGCCGATGTTCTAAGGCGCACCACGGGGAACTCTAAAGAGCCTGTACAGGAACCTGTAGAGTCAGTGCTGATGCCCATTCCTCCACTGAGGTAGGGGGCAATCTGTGCCTTGGTATCGCCTGGGTGGCCCCAGGAGGAAGCACAGATTCCCAAGCCACCCGTAACAAATACGTTGCCAAAAACACCGGTTCCTTCGCCGTCGTCAGGGTCGACAGTTTGGCCGGGAGTCGCGTTGAAGGCCTCGCCAGTCAAATCATAGAGGCCGCGGAAACGAGGTGGGCCGAAATATCCAAACGGAAGAAGTGCGGCGTCTGTCGCGCCGGCATCCACATCTGCATTAACTTCTACATAAACAAACTTGGATTGATTATCATATTCACCATAAGTACGGAGGCGCCTCTCGGTTGCATCCCACTCTACGTACTTATCGCCCATACGACGAGCAATATAATTGGGAGAAGTAGGATCAAGCGTCAAGTTATCAAATCTTTCCATCACTTCAATAGCATTGTCCGTATCATATAAGTTCCGCAATACTAAGGAGAAAGTTCCATAATCATTCGTGTTGCTCGTCGACTGGCGAATTTTTTCAATGGAGATTTTGACATTCTTAAAAAGCCATTCTCCATGGCCGCGGCCAACTAAGCGGAAAAGTCTCTGCTGACGGAAGGATACATAATTCGCGGGTTCTCCCATATCCTGACCAATAAACCAACCACTATTAGCCTCTCGGGAAGCCTGAGACTCCATGTCCCAGGGGCCCGCCGTAGGGCCTTTGGAAATAGCCAGCATACAACCAATAGTAGAACCGGTATGAAGGCCGCGATCTCGAATTTCTTGATCATAACTTTCACCCAGCCAATAAGTCTGACCAGTTCCAGGGCCGTAAAAAGTACTACCGCTAGTTAACTGCGGGTTAGTGTTAAACTTCTTGCGAATGTAGTTCTCACTAGAATCGTCCATGCTGAAAGTAATCTTTTCGGAGGATCCTTGCGATCCGCTAATTACTACCGTCCAAAGGCCCGTGTCAGCGTCTGGCCCAATAACAGCATTGTTAGCACCAGTAACAGCGCCGTCTACGCCTTCATGGGACTTAACCAATCCTCCATAGATAGTACCGCTCAGGTTGATTTGGCCATCTTCGACGTACCAAATAGCCGCGAGACTTCCAGTTCCTATCATCGCTTGAGTTGCAGCACCCGAAGTAAACAGCCACAACCCATAAGCACCGCCATTAGTGTCGTTCGCTTGCGTTGGGCCATAAAGGGTCTTCCACCCTGCGGCGGCAGTCCCGCCGGCAGCGGAACCAACACTAGTTTGCTGGCCGAGAAGTCGAACATAGGTTAAAGGGGCCACATTTGCATTTAAGAAGGCTTTAGCAGCATAAGTTCCGTACATGGGCGACTGGTAGTTACCGTCGCGATATACATCTCGTCCCGCACTTCCGGGAACAGTATCACCAAACATGGTGACAAAATCGGCGTATGAATTTACTTTAATGGGGGTCATGGATAAACCGCGACCTGAACGTCCTATTACTACAGGACCAATAGCATCGGGACTCGATGCAACAAAAGAATTATCAATCTCGTTGATAAAGACTCCGGGGGATACAAACTTAAAACTTTTTACTGACATATTGCTTTCCTCTTATAATTCGCAAATGATAGCGCAATCATTAATTAAATAGTATTTTTAATCTCAAAAGGATATCAGGAAGTGATAAAAACCTTCAGACTTTACTCGGGAAGAACGTCAAAAGCGCCCCCGAATATATTAGGTGTTCCCGGCATAGGCACAGGGCTCTCGGTGGGATACGTGAATTCCACAATATTTTCATCAATCCTCACGATGGGTCGATCGGAATTATCCCCCTCTCCAATTAAATAGCCAATTACTCTAATAGTAATTTCGCTCGTAAACATGCGCATATCTTCAGCTAGGTTATTCACATTATTACTATGAGTAAAGTCCTGCTCAATAAAACCTTCATAGAGGTGTCCATTGCGGCGCATCACAAAACCATTTATTTGGCCCGTGCGCCCAATAAAAGGGGCGAGCATATCATTCATCTGTTGCTGGTATTCTGATTTAAGCGAGATCTTATACGTAACATTAATATATACGGGAATAGGAATCGAAACAATTTGAACCACAATCTTCTTGTTGGCGCGTGGAGAATATTGTTGCAGCGTACCATCGGTTTCCGTAGCGGTTTGGCTAATGGCATTGGTGGCAAATGCGTTGGTCTTAGAGGGTATCACCCGGCGAGCGATGACCCACCGGCCGGGTCGGCCGTTCTTCTTGTCTGAGTAATAATTGGCCTGGAACGATCCTTTGCGATTAGGATCTTTAGCGATCCCAGTGCGCTCGATGCTAATGAGGGGGAGCTTAAGTGCGCCGGCGTCATCTCGCAGTTGCTTGCGGTTCTTAATTTGGAAAGACCTTTCCGGAACCTGCCACAACACCGGAACTTTATCGTATCCTTCATTGGTGCGTGTGCTAATGTTTATGTCTTCTTTCACCCACGAGGCCATGGCCATATCGATCGTTTCGATATTGGAAGCCAACATTCCTACTTCCTTTAAAGTAAGCTTGGATTCTCCTTCCGGAAGCATCGCGAAATCAAAATTATCAGGTAGCATCAAATAGTCCCTTTCTTGCTCTCTTGCAAGTTGCTGCAATCTCAAAGCTATGATCCACTTGGCCAAATAGCTTTTTTGGTTCAGATAGTTTAACTATCTCGTAAAAAAAATCTCCATATAAAACAAAGTCGCCTTCTCGCACATATAAGTTTTGATCTTCAGTTAGGCGCCGGCGATGAAAGTGAACCAGAATCTCCCAACTTTTATCAATACCAAATCCTTCCATATAGTCCGTGGTGTAATCGGTAAACTCGATAAGCGCATAAACACGAACAGGGGCCATATAATTCTTCTCTACCGCTTCGCCATATAACTCATGAAACTGCGTAGTTTCTAAATCAATGGGATAATAAAGAATTTGTTGGCCGATAACCTTTTCAATAAGTTCGTCATTGACTTGTTTTACAAGATCTCGCTCTTTTTTGCCTAAGAAAAGCGGAGGCGGGGGGCCAGCTGGTTTTTTCCATTCATCACCCATCTATATTACCCTACAAAAATTGGCAACGGCGAAAACTTTAATGTTTCCGCGGCTGCGACTGCTTTTTCTTGATCTAGTTTCGTTAATTCGGCATACTCCATTTCTTTCAGAAGCTCTCGCAGCTTGTCGCGCAGCTGATCTTGTTCCGCTTTAGCTTGACTGAGAAGATCAGCATAGTTTAACGTCACTGCTTCTCCTGGAATTGGTATCGATTGGAATTTCCCTCGAATTTGCCCAAGCATTTCTTTGCACAGGGCTAGTGCATATTTCCGGATCCATTGCTTTCCGATAGAATTAATATTCTCATAAGGAATATTGGCGAAAGGAAGCGTATTCATATTATTAACGCCGTTTACGCCGGATTTATAACTTTCATCTTCTTGCCACGCATCATCATCTACATAAAATCGAAACCAAATGCGCTCGAATTCCGCTAAATCCCAATTACTTGGAGTAGGATAGAGACGAAGCTTATTATTAATAATCTCATATGCATAATTAGAAGTGCGCGTCACAATGGAGTCTTCATACATAATTGCTTGCAATTTATTCTGCCATGTAGGCACAATCTCAAATGTCGCATCATCCGCATATTGTCCGTAAGTGGAATAATTCCCTACCACTCCTACACCCCCATAATAGCCAAAAAAGCGCCACATGGCACGCGGAGAGCGATAATAAACCTTATTGACTATAACGCGCTTATCATTAATTTTTCCTTCAAATGAAACAAGATTACCAGCAGTATCTATGCCCGAGGCGCCGGCCGTTTCCACGATACTTTGTAGATCATAGTCCTGAATTCCATTTTCTGGAAGAAACGAGGCAGAATACTGAGCCATCGTACCTCCGAACCCTGCGGCGGCCGCAACTCCATCACCTACCTGTTGCGAATAAGCAAATTTATAGCGGGGATATTTTAAAGAAACAAATTGACCGCCCAAACTGGAGGACAGGCTCGATTCGCCCTTAATATTTCCAACATGATCAAAAGTTCCCGTCGTATTACCAAGCGTATCCGATAAAACGTTCTTGCTTTGATGTAAATTAACAATGTAAGAATATTCTAAGACTGCCTCTTCATAAGCTGCATAAACATTAGAAGGGGTTAGCTCAATGTCAACAACATCGCCTCCCAGCTTCTTATATACGTAATTAACCTGAAGGGAGGCACCACTCAAAAAATCGATAGACCCCGTGTATGCACCAAACGGGACGGCAGACGCCACATCTGTCGAGCTACCCGTAGAAGTTAGAACAATAGGGCTCGTTTGGGATTTGGGGTTTAAGTCTATAGGCATAAAAAAGTCTCCTCTTCGTAATTAGTTTCTTACGCACAAAACCCCCTCCCAACATTGGGGCTTCTTACAAGAAGAGACGCTCTTTTATGCAGTTTTAGAGGTACTTGTCTTTTTTGTAGTTCTTTTTGTGGATTTACGAGTCGATGATGGTGCCTTTTTACGAGGGGTCGACGGCTTCTTATTTTTTGTGACCTTCGCTGCTTTAGGGCGCGGCGTTGGTGTTAAAGTTGGAGATTCGAGCAGATCCGGAGTTGGCGGTATTTTCACTTCCACTGTGGGGGGAACGGTTACCTTTTCCGGCTCGACTATCTCCTGAATAGTTTCATCGTCAGTCGCGGCATTTAATAGCCTCATTCGCGGGTGATTAGCGTGCTTTGCGTTAAACTTTGTTTTGGCTGAATTCAGCCTTCTTTTTCTACCCATAAAAAACTCCTGTTTTGTGTAGTAAATAGTCTAAAAAAGCGAAAATCTCAAAAATTTACCGGCGAAAAAATGTGACAGATCGTCATTTTTCAAAAAAATGCCCCACCTCCGAAAAGGTGAGGCATAAAAGTGAAGATAAAATCTTCAACAAGAATAACTTAGGCAACCAATCTATACGTAACCCAGAATCTCACTGCGCCAGCTGTGATGTTGCCCGCGCTAGTAGTTATGGTGCCATAAACGGTTCGCGCCGAAGCACTATAAGCTACATTGGGATCGAATACTATGCTGGCATCGCCGCCCATCGCTGTGGTCTCATGAGAATGGGTGCTAACACCTTTTCCTACCGCAAGTGTGGTGACGCCATCATCGATACCGTTGGCATCTACAACATTCAATTCATGTCCTGCCGCCGCGGTTCCGAAATTAACTCCCAAATTCGCGCTGGTGGATACCGTAAAGACGGATGTACACACAACGCCTAGGCCAGTGATGATACTATTTGCGGGTACAGCCATACCAGTGCTGTCTCCAAAACCACCGGTTCCATCGTAGGAGATCTCGTCCGAATAGACATTCATCTCCACTCCCTTAACGTTGATAAAGCGTGAGCCACCCATCGTCAAACTTCTCTTCAAATTCTCAACTAATGCTTGGGTTCTAGCCAAGCCTACTCTTTTTGTTCCCATTTTATAATCCTCCGTTTGTAATCATATCATAAAATAATACGAGCCCCGAAGGGCTCACAGGTAAGTAGTTTCAGGCAAACGAAAGCCCCCGTCAAAGACGGAGGCTTTACATTTATATTGCTACTAGTGTTTAGCTAGTTGCTCCAGCTTCACCCATGATACCGCGCACGACAACGAGGCCGTACATATCGGGACGCACCATCTTCTTGGCGTACCGAGTCATCACGCCCTTGCGGGGCACGAAGTCTTCGGGTCCAAAGATGGTAGGTGTGGTCTGCAGTGGCACATAAGGCGCGTACACATATCCGCTTTCAAGGAAAGAGGAGCCGCGACGTCCAACCAAGACAAGCGAACGTGGGAAGTAGGGGTCTACTAACACGTCAAACTTCTTGGAAAGGCTTCCGACACGAACGGCGCCAATGGAGCCCTTCTCATCGTCAGCTGTGACACTTGCACGGAATCCGGCAGTGAACTCAAGGATGTTGGCAACCTCGGGTCCGCAGACTACGAAGTTAGCACCACCACGAAGAGTCTTTCTGTGGATTTGTGCAGACACATCATTGATGGTCTCAGCAAGAGTCTCATACCACTCGCTCACTGTACCTGTAAAGTCAGGGGCAGCAGAGCTAGCACCAATCTCTTGACCAGTCTCACGATTGACGAAGAGGCCTGGAGCACGAGACCAATAGTAGGTTGCAGCCTTAGCACCCTGGATGAGGTCGACAAGGATTTCCTGATCAATCTCAAGAGCAATCTGCTCCGAAAGGATACTAGTAAGCTCGACCTCAGCATCAAGGTTGTGGTAGGCATTAAGATCTTGTCCTAATTCCGGAGTCCACTTAGCCTTCAGCTTCTTGGTCATCGCGGTAACAGCGATGGAATCCACCTTGATGTCAATCTCGGGGATACGTGGGTTGTTTTCAAGACCCCACTCGGTCGTACCAATGATAGAACCAAGAGCGTTGCTCGTGGTGAAGTTATCATCGATGGCGAACGAGACACCAACGTTGGTCGAAGCCGAGATAGAGCAGATGCCATCTGTGCCGTCACCACCAGCGGTGCCGTGAAGCGTAGCCGAACCACTAATTCCAGCCCACACCATTGTAAACTTATAATTAGAGGACGAAGGATCATTCTCCGTCGAACCGCTAGAAACGCGAGTCAAGCGACGAACGATATTAGTGGTGTTGAGACTGGAGTCTCCAGCAATACTGTCTACACGCATCGCAATGAGATCCTGAATGTTAAGCTGCGCAAGGCGAGCCGATCCGGTCTGCTCAAAGACTGCGACGGTCGAACCAGAGAGGTCCACATCGTAAAGCGTGAGCTTGTCAAGCGTAGATTGTGCAGTAACACTCAAAGGACAAGCGCCAACGCCGGGCTGTGCACCTGCAACACCGGTCTGGATGAGAACCCAACC